GAAGTTTTTCGAGTCTGAAGTAGTTCGTGAAGAACTGAACAGGATGCAAGATCTATATCTAGAGATCAACAAGATGGGGTTAATGCTTACAGCACCTCAGAAGAAAGAACAGCTAGACAAAATGATCGAGTTAATAAATCTTCAACAGACTATGTACATGCGTGTTACATTATCTGATGATCCGCAAGCAAAACAGATGGTGGAGCAAGTAAGAAATGCTGCAACAATGCTTGGTATGAACCCAAATGATGTAAACCACACATTTTATGATACACTTAGAGACAATGTACAAGAAATGATCGACCAATTACCTACATAACTGTATAATCTGATGCATTTAATTATTTTAGGAGTAGCAATCATATTGATTGTTGCTATTATCTGTACCCTAGTTCTATACGACCCACACAGATGAAATTAACACAAGAACTAATTGACAAAATCCAAGAAGCAATGCTACACACCAAAAAGGATGGCACTGTTAACTGGAAAGACACTGATGAGGTTGTAGTACAGTTGGCAGGTACGTTCGCTGCTGACAGGTTCATCGTTATAAAGAACAGGACAAAGGATCCAGTAGTATCTGCTGAACCTCATCCTCACTTTGATTACGAGAAGGGTGAGTTTACGAAATGCAGTAGAGAAGAATATTTAAAAGAACAGGAAAAGAAATGAGACTAGCAGTACTGTGTTCTGGAAATGGTAGTAATTTTGAGAATATTGTGCGAACGTGTAGATCTGACGAAGTTGTGTTAATGATACACAACAAACTAAAGTGTGGAGCAGCCAAGAGGGCAGATAAGTTAGGTATACCCCATTCCTTCATCGAGTCAACCGAAGAAATAAACATGATTCGTCTCATCCAAGCATGGAATGTAGACCTTGTAATCCTTGCAGGTTGGATGCGAATTGTTACAAAAGATTTCATAGATGCCTTTCGGGGCAGAATAATTAACGTTCACCCATCCCTTTTACCTAAGTATAAGGGGTTACATGCGGTAGAACAGGCCATGGACGCAGGTGAAACTGAGACTGGTGCTACTGTTCACTACGTTACCGAAGAACTAGATGGTGGTCCTATCATCATCCAGTCAAAAGTTCCTATATTACATAATGACGATGTTAAGTCACTTACCAAAGCGATTCAAAGACGTGAATACGCAATCCTTCCAGAGGCAATCAAACATGTTAAGCACGAATTACAGAAACAAGATAGTGGATATATGTTGCAGGATGATATCTACCGATGGGACGGTAGACTTAAACGAAAGGATCTGGATGAACAAACTATGCAGCAACAATAAATCTGCTGCTGCACTTGCAGGTGCTTTATTATGTCCTGATTATATACCACATGACTATGAAAAATAATCTTTGGGGAAACTACAAAGAGACACTATGGGAGATATTCCCAGACTTTGAAAAAACTGAACCTCTCTGGGCAGACTGGACAGGCAGAAAAGATATTAACTTAAAAGCAACGGTATACACACATGAGCACTTTATCAAAGCGAGGGAAGTTGACATCTGGGATGATACTTCTTCTATCTACAATAACATACTTTACCCTAAAACTGGGAGTAACCTTCCCTGTTTTGGTATGGATCTTATGGGATTTAGCGAAAATAAAGTAATTATTGTTTTCGACTTTCAACATCCTGTAGAGAACTATGTGTATGAAGTAGAGAGTTTACCATACGCAGAAAAAGAATATAGGTTCTTTGAGATGGGCAATCATTTCTCTAAGAACATTTACGTTAGATATTGTAAGGCAGAAGAGGTAGACGATTATCTACCGATGTTCAAGACATATCTTCTATGGTATAAGCATATTATAGAGAAAGCACAGCCAAAAGGGTTGGATGCAACAGAGACATATACAGATTTTGACACATATATGAAGCGTTTAGATCCTGTTGGAGGGTATTTGTCAGGAAAGTTTGGCAAAGAGAGAGCAGAGGGGCTTGTCAATGGATTTTTATTCTGCTATAATAAAGGGTGATAGAGGTTAGACCTAACCCTTCCTCTATCATTGTCCAATTTCACAAAATCAAATGCCGAAAGACAAAGAGCTTGTGCGAATAATTGACTCCTATAATGACAGAGTTGATGATGAGCGTCGAGCTAATCTTACCTCGTTTGGGGTCATAGGATCTGCGGATCCAAATGTTCCGAAAGCAGAGGATCTCATATTGAAATATATGAATGATCCACAATCTCTTGCGGGACAATCAATAATATGCACTGCTACCGTTGGGTCACAGTATGGAGCACCTGCATATAACAGAACAAAAGACATAGACCTGTATAAATGCGAGAAGAACGTTGAACAACAACAAGGTTTTTCTTACAAAGCAGCAGGTGTTGGTTCAGCGTGGGTGAGACCTAACCTCGATAAGTGTATTAACACTCAGAGTGGCCACCGCACGACTAAACTCTATGCTGTAACTCTGGATCCTAATGCAAGGATCAACATCCAACTTCACTTCCACGACCCAAAAGATAGTGAAGAAGAGCAGATTCGTAAAGAATCTGACGATCACTTTACTGATGCTGCTGACAGAAAAAGTCAGTCAGGCACAGATAAGTTCAAATCTGCATACTACGCAGGAAGACCTTGGGCAAAAGATCTACATGACTATTGCCTACCCTTTTCTATTGGTATTGCAGGTACTTTGGAAAACGCAAAGTACGACCTACCTTCACATAACTACTTATCTACTGCTAGAAAAAAAGCAGGAGACGGTAATGTTACAAGATACCTTGAAGCATTTACTGGTAATGAATGTGATACACTCATCCAAGCATCTTGTGTATTGGCAGGAGCAATGTTCTTAAAACAATTCTCTCCGCAAATTGCAAGAATAGATGAACTCAACGGAGTTGACTCATTTAACTTGATGATTAAATGGTGGTTTAAGGAGTACGGTCCTGTCTATAAATCGTTAGATCCAGACAAAAGATGCTGTACTCAACTAGACATCATTGATGGTGGTGCATTTTATAAAGGAACTGAACCTTCGATTGCTAGGTTTGTTTACTTGTATAATGACTTTGTAAGACTACAAATAGCAACTAAGGGTTGGAAAAAGAATGAAAACTCTAACACTGCTATACCATTCCAAGGTTCTGAGACGGAAGACACAACAGGTTGGAACGATTTCCTTGAGAGAGCAAATCACTTAATTAAGCCTATGCTAAAAGAATTAGCAACTAAAGCTTTCTTCTAGAATACAAATAAAAAGGGTTAGAACTGAGAGGGTGTTGACACCCTCTTTTTTTATGCTATAATAAATAGTGTGTTGGGGCGACGGTCTCGACACAGGGAGTGACTGAATAAACTTACTGGCAACCGCTAGTTAAGGTGATGAGACACAGGTGGTGCTGCTGCAGCGATGCAGAACCGACCAACCAGTCGGGTCTCAGGCAAAGGACGTATTTTACACTGTAGTAATGCCCGTCCTTTTGTTGGTATACAGTAATCCAACCTCCCACCCTTTTTTAAGGGAAATACACAAGTACACATCAATACGGAGAATACGTATGTCTTTTGCTTCACTTAAGAAGTCTTCTTTCCAAGACCTACTCGCTAAAGCAGACAACCTCAATAAATCTGAGGCTAAGTCAGGACCTGACGAGAGACTATGGAAACCAGAAGTAGACAAGGCAGGTAATGGTTACGCAGTAATCAGATTTCTACCTGCACCCAATGGAGAAGACCTTCCATGGGCACAAGTTTGGACACATGCCTTCCAAGGACCAGGTGGATGGTATATTGAGAATAGTCTAACGACTTTAGGCAAAAAGGATCCTGTTTCTGACTTGAACAGGGAACTCTGGAATTCTGGTGGTGAAGGTTCTCCACAGAGAGCACAAGCACGTAACCAGAAACGTAAGTTAAACTATTACAGCAACATTTACGTTGTCAAGGATAGTGCAAATCCTTCTAATGAAGGAAAGGTGTTCCTATACCGTTATGGTAAGAAGATCTTTGATAAGGTCATGGAATCAATGCAACCCGCATTTGAGGATGAAACACCAGTAAACCCATTCGATCTATGGAAGGGTGCTGACTTCAAACTCAAGATTACTAAGGTTGCAGGTTTCTGGAACTACGACAAATCTGAGTTTGATGCTCCTTCAACTCTTGGAGATCTTGATGACAAGGCACTTGAGAGTATTTGGAAGCAAGAACACAGTCTCGCTGCATTTACTGCTGATGATCAGTTCAAATCTTATGATGAACTTAAAGAACGTTTGGAGAGAACTCTCAAAGGTAATTACTCTGCTGCTGCAGTGGAGGAAGAACAGTTTGAAGAGGAAGCAACTCCAGAACCTGTACTCAGTAGAAGTGCTGCCCCATCCTCGGACGGGGAAGATGATACACTATCTTACTTCGCTAAATTAGCACAAGAAGATTAGGTACAGATAAAACTAAAAGACCCCCATTGCTAGGGGGTCTTTTTTTGTGGGTATAATTTTGCTATCCTTTCTTTTCTTTCTTTCTCCTTATCTTTTTTCGGGTCGAACCAATGCACTGGCCACCTATTAGTTTTTAAGGCATCCACAAATAATTTTTTCTTAGGAAGTTTTAGTTTCACATCTGTATGTCGTATGCACTGTTTGCAATGGTAATTAAACCACCCTTTCTAATTCTTCTATAATATACTTCAACAAACTGATTAATTACCGAGGGTTTTATAATGGATATCTTTTCTTTCTCTGAATTTAATTGTTCCTCGTACTGATAGTTTGTTATTGATACTGTTGGATTTGCAGTAACAGTGGTTGAACCATTGAAGTAACTTATAGAATAATTCTGAGGTACAACCTTACCTGCAGGAACGATTATACTAGTACCTTGTTTAACTTCTGTCGTAACATAATGTTTGGTAGCTTGTGGATTATCATACTTACTCTCTACATATTCTGCTAACTGTCTTGATGATCTTGGCCACTGCTCATAATAATTAACAATATCATTTGCAATAAAGATAGTCCATGAGAGAAATGGATCTTCATATAATCTATTAGCTATAGTTTCTGGTTTTTCTCCGTTATTTACAATATACTCATCAAA